GGAATCATTCAATGAGCACATGGAGGTTGCGCGTAAAGGAGGGAGTATTGCCAAGGATGCCCGTCTAAAATTAGAGCAAGAAACAGGAGAAAAGGTCGTTACTCCTCTCAATGCAAAAGATGTGTTGGGATTACAAAGTGGAGAAGTGGAAGATGTGGATTTGGACAGTGAAGAATCAAAGTAGTAGTGATAGTATAAAGCTGTATACAGAGGGAACCGCTATGGCTCCCTCTTTTTATTTTAATTTTTGAATCATGAGAATGAAAAACGAAGAGGCTTGGGAAAGCCAATCAAGTAATGACGAAAGTCTAGTAACCAAGAATGTTTTTATTAATGGTAAAATGGAGGAACGGGTTATTGCCCTTCCCAAGAATTACCTGATGGAACAACCCAAGGACAAAGGGAAGTTACTGGGAAGCTTGGATAAAGAGAAGTTGCTGGGTGTTACCTATAATTTTACCAATCCTCAGCCTTTTCTGGATGCGGGAGAATCGTTAGTTGACCTGAACGGCAAAGAAATTCCCGCTAACACGGATTGGAGTAAAGTGTGGGTGTTATGCCAAACTCCTGATACTTTTTGGAGGGTGCAAATGGAGGATGAATTGAAGTTCGTGCAAGTGAATGCTTTTAAATCCGTTCAAGAGTATTTCCAAGCTATTGGTAGTTCAATAGTGTATAGCCGTCAGCCAAACAAAGTTGAACAATTGGGTATCGCAGCTCAAGCTTCTGGCGATCAAGTTTACCAAAAGCTATACGATTTTGCCAAAAAGAACGGGCTTGCTTTGAACGCGGCTAGCTTGTACTTGGGTGTAAAAACTAAAGGCGAGTACACCCTGCGTTTGATGACAGGTGATACCTCCGTTCCAGAGATCAAAATTGGTAGACCAGTGGAAGATGCCCAAAGGTTGTATGATGCGATCGCTTTGACTTTAGGCAAAAATAGTGCCGCTAAACGTTACCCGATTAAAGTAACCTCGTATTTCGAGAAGCAACACGGGTGGAAAAGCCACGCGACTTTGACCCTTTTGGCCACGCAGGATTTGCCCACCTTTGGCTACAATATGATTGACCCTTTAAAGTCCTGGTGTTGGGGGTCAATTTTATTTTACCCTTTTAAAATTTCTCGTTTTTCTTAGACCTTAACTTTCGCATACTTTCACCATATAGCTCTATGGTATGAGCTGTATGTATGATACGATCAAGGATTGCATCGGCTATTGTCGGGTCACCTACCATGTCATACCAATTGGAGGATGGGTACTGCGATGTGATGATGATGGATTTCCGTTCATGCCTGTCCTCGATGATTTCAAGCAGTATGGGACGCTCCTTTGCGTCAAGCGGTACGATGAACAGGTCGTCAAGGATGAGTAGTTGGCAGCGCTCAATCTTCTTGAGTTCCGTTTCAAGTGTACCTTTGACTTTGGCGACTTTCAGCGCACCGAGCAGTTTCGGGGCATTGGCATAGAAGGTCCGGAATCCCCTTTTGCATGCTTCGTGGCCGAGGGCACAGGCCAGATAGCTTTTCCCCGTTCCTGAAGAACCGGTAATGAAAAGGTTCTGTGCCTTATGCACAAAATCAAGGGTGGCGAGACGTTCCATCTGGTTGCGCTCCAGCCCCCGGTTCGTGGCATAGTCAATCTGTTCAATATAGGCCTTGTAGCGGAATGCCGCATTCTTGGTAAGCCGTGCAATGGCAGCCTGTGCACGATAGTCCCATTCGCGTGCAAGGAGCATGGACAGGAACGTGTCCGCAGTCATGGATTGCGGAGTGGTACCGGCAAGACTTTCCCTGAAAGCCTCTGCCATACCATGCAATTTCATGCGGTTCATTAAATCCAGTGATATGGTATTCTGGTCTTGTTGTCCCGTTACGGGAGCTGTTTTATTGTTTACTTCCATAAATATGAGTTTTATTGTTTGTCCTTTCTGTAATATTCACGTCCACGTATATTTTTGTGGGTCAATGGAGCCGGGGAAGTCACGTTGGGCTGTACTTTCCCGTCCTCATCGGGAAGGAAATCCGCATCTTCTCCCAGTTCAAGCACCTCGCGCAAGGCCTGATATCCGTATTGCAACTTCTGGTCCGCACATGCACAAGCCGCAACCAGACGGTCACGACCGTATTTTTTCTCCAGGGTCAGGATGCCACGGCATGACCTGAACGCTTTGGGTGGATATTGCATGGCACGCTCCACTTCCCGTAGATAGTTCAATACAATATTGTCTATTTCCGAGGCACGCCGGAAGAGTTCCTCCAAGTCCTTGTCATAGGGACCATAGTGTCCCGGCAGGTTGTGCTCCTTTTTCCAGGAATAAGCGTAAGGAATGTCACAGCGGTCATGGGTGGCGACAAGGCTCATGCCACAGTAGATTTCCACCGTGTCGGCATCATAGAGAATCGTCATGCGCCTGCCTACATACTCCTTTGGAACGCTGTAATGGTGTTTGAACAACGAGACGTAAGAGTTATTCCCGACAGTCATTAGCTTCCTTTCTTTCACCACGTAACGTTTCACGGGAAGCGGTCGAAGATAGTCCTTCTCTCCCTGAAGGAACATTTTCTTGCGTGACATCTCCCGTCCGGCCATCACCTTTTCATTGAAATCAAGCAGGGAGATACGGATAGCGGTATTGAGATCCTCCAGGCTGGAGAATGTCATTCCCTCCATATCAAGGTAAATGGAACGGTAAAGGAGCTTTACGGCATTTTCAACCAAGGCCTTGTCCTTGGGGTGGCGTACACGGGCAGGATAGACCGCACAGCCGTAATGTTCGGCAAAAGCGGCGAAATCATCATTGATGGCAGGCTCGTTGCGGTCGCTGCGTGTAACGGCCGCCTTCAAATTGTCGGGGACGATAGCCGCAGGAACGCCTTCAAAATATTGCATGGCATTCTCGCATGCCTTTATCAGGTCTTCCTTGCGTTGGGACCATACGGCCTCGCAGTAGGTATAATGGCTGAACGGAAGAATGGCGACGAACACCTCGGCCTTTTTCGTCTCACCTGTCATTTCATCAACGACTTCAAGCCTATCACCGGCAAAGTCAATATACATCTGGTCTGCGGCATAGTGCTCGACATGACCGACGACCTTGATGTGAAACTTGTACTGACGGACAGCCCGTTTGAAGGAAGACAACCGGAAACCGTCCGGATATTCGGCATGGTATTCCTTGAACAGTTTTCGGACACTCATGCCTTTGCGTGACAGGCGGGATACATATCCGGGAAGCAAGGCATCCAGTTCGATCCTTCTGGAAGAAGGTTCCCGATGCCGGGACTCCGTACAGCCGAACAGTTCATCCAACTGCCCATCGGGTAGGGAAAGAAGCTGTTCAATGCTCTTGCCGCTTGAAAGGAACAAGCGGACATACTTGCGGACAGTATTACGGGAAGTATGAAACGTGGACGCCGTTTCCTTGATTCCCATGCCGACCGCATAACATCTTAAAATGTTTTTGATTCGTTTATCCATTTGTATAGATTTTATTATCGTCCCCGTTACACCAGGACTCGGGTACTCAAATCTACACAAAAAAATCTATGACAATAGGTAAACTAAGTGGTCAATGCGATTTTGGCCAAAAGGGTCAATCATATTGTAACCAAAGGGGACAATCCTGCGTGGCCAAAAGGGTCAAAGTCGCGTGGCTTTTCCATTGGCTAACACGTTCTATCCCGTTCGGTATGCGAAACCTATCAACGTGAACAGAATTGCGAAAATGATACGGAGATAACAAACAGAATGTTCAATTCAAAAAATATCAAAAATGACAATCGAAGAAATTTTAAATTCGGACATGACGGCAGAACAGAAGATAGCCGCCCTGAGTGAAAAGACCGTGAACGTCCCTGTTTGGGGCGGCAGAAAAGGGCTTGAAATGGAGTATAACCCGAAGTTTCATCCCGTCATGGATAGACAGAAATACCCCGACATCGTGAACGAAGACGGGATTCAGCCCGTGACCCGCATTGCGCTCGGCTTTCAGAAACTCGCATCAAAGAGAATGACAGAACTGGTTACGGCTATACCTGTCAAGCGTGTGTTCAAGCCTGAGAACGACAAACAGAAAGAAGTGGCGACATTCATCACAAGCGTCCTCGACAAGAACCGCATCGACAGCGTTGACATAGACCGTGTGAACAGGTTCTTTGCCGGCTGCGAAATTATGACGTTATGGTACGCCCTTGAACAGAACAACACGCTTTACGGAAGAAAAAGCCCCCTGAAAATCCGTTGTCGCACGTTCTCCCCCATGCTCGGCGATGACCTATACCCCCTTTTTGATGAATACGGCGACATGATAGCAATGTCAGTCGGCTATCAAAGGAAGAAAGGGAGAAAGAACGTGAAGTTCTTTGACGCATACACGGCAAACAAGCACATCAAATGGTCTTCTGAAAGCGGTTCATGGCAGGAGATTGAGAATGAAGATATAACGCTTTTGAAAATCCCCGCAATTTACGCCTGCCGTCCTTTCCCGATTTGGGAATTCACGTCAGATACCGTTTACGAAATTGAATGGTCTTTGAGCCGTAACGGTAATTACATCCGTGAGAACTCAAAGCCACTGTTCTGTGTCTTCGCTGATGAAGCGATAAGTTACGGCGATGAAAAAAGTCCTGATAAGGAAGCCCGTGCCGTCATGCAATACCCGAAAGGCTCAACGGCGCAGTATGTCACTTGGCAACAAGCCGTTGAGAACCTGAAATTCCACGTCTCAGAGTTGAGAAACCTCTATTTCACAATGCTTCAACTCCCTGATTGGTCTTATGAGAAGATGTCGCAAGTCGCCTTGTCAGGAGAGAGCCGGAAACAACTGTTCATTGACGCACAACTGAAAGTCAACGATGAAAAAGGACCGCTGATTGAGTTCTTCGACCGTGAAATAAACGTTATCAAGGCTTACGCAAAGATTGTCTTCGGGGAAAGCTACGCCGCCGACATTGACGCTCTGAAAGCTGAAATCATCATTACCCCGTTCACAATATCGGATGAAAAGGATGACATCAACAACCTGATGACAGCCAACGGTGGCAAGCCTCTTATGTCTCAGCGTGAATCCATTGAGCGTTACGGGCAATCTGATGACGTTGACAAGACGCTAAAAGAAATCAAGGAAGAGGAAATGTACGATAACCTTGAAATGACTGAATAACAAGAAAGGGGGAGATTATGGCTATATCAAGAAGAAGACAACCGCCAAAGACCGAAGAACAACCGAAATTTCAATGCCGTGACTGCGGGCACAGCTATGATTGGCATGAGATAGGAGCAAACGGGAAACCGTTCATGTGCCGTTGCCCGTTCTACACGGGAGGCAAGTTCTGTCGCTTTCTTTCAGCCCCTCAGTGCGAACACTTCATCAAACGGGAGGTAAACAATGGCAAGGTTGAATAAATGGGAACGTCAACACCTGAAAGACCTGTCAGCCCTTGACAAACGCATAGAACAGATTTACGAGGCTGCTGTCAAGGAAGCCGCACGTATCGGTGCGACCATAAGCGATTTTAACCCCGACAGGCTTTTTTCTTTCAGCGACTATCCAATTACACGCAAAAGAATAGAAAAGCTGTTGTCGGGGCTAAAAAGCGGGTTGTCGGCGGCGATAGTCAACGGCATAAACTCCGCTTGGACGCTATCAAACAACAAGAACAACGAACTCGCCCGTCAGGTCTTCGGGGATAACGTGGGAAAACTCTCTCAGGCTCAATACCGCCGTTATTTCTCCACGAACGATGAAGCCCGTGAAGCGTTCATTCAGAGAAAGACAAACGGGCTGAACCTATCAGACCGCGTATGGAACTATACGAACCAGTTCAAGGAAGAAATAGAACTCGGACTTGATGTCAGTTTGAGAAACGGCATATCTGCCGAGGACATGACAAAAGAACTGCGGCAATACCTTAAATTCCCCGACAAACTGTTCAGACGTGTCAGGGATGAACACGGGGTTTTGCAGCTATCCAAGCGGGCGGCGGCTTTTCATCCCGGTCAGGGCGTTTACCGTTCTTCATTCAAGAACGCCCGCC